TGCTAATTAGCATCACCTCTGTATACTTAATTTGTGGGGGCGGCAACCTCCACAGAAAAAAACAACCTTACGGAGAATACAAAATGAACGCGAAGCAAACTCAAACTCTTGAACTGATCACTGATGGTGCTGCGACTGTGGACCTCCACGTCAAGGCTTGTTACACCGACGGCTGGTTCTCAATTTATTACGGTCCTGACAGCGGTAAGACCCTGGTCTTCCGTATCTCTGAAGCAAGTGGCAAGCCGGTTGATGCACGCATCGACAGCGTCTACGGTCTCAGCTATTTGGCACGCGAAGCCCGCAAAGAAGTCGCAGACTTGATGGACTATGGCCTCCCGGTCGAGGCTCAAGAAGAGGAAGCGGACGAGAAGCATGTGATCGTGTATCACGCAGCGTATGAGAACACCACATACAAGGCTGCGGTTGTGACTGTGCCTGGTGACATGGATGACGAGTCAGCTGTCATGGAGGCCTTCCGTCAGACTCAGAACGTCCAAGGTTCATGGTCTGGCCCAGAGACACTGCCAGCGGAATTGACTGGCAACGGTGTCGACGAGTTGAACCAGGATTATCGTGAATCTGTCACGGTCGTTGGTGGTCGTCGCGATTTGTCCAAGTCGCAGCGTGGTCATCGTTCGACATCGATGGGCGACATATTCATCGTCCAGGGCAACACAGGCGGTATGCGGTTCTACGGTTTGTCGTTGGACGGCGCGGTTCGATTCCCTAACTGCGGTGCGTTCTTGAAAGCCAAGCGCCCTGCTTCACCTGGCGACCGCATGTCAGCGCCTTACGATTGGGCGAAGGGGGTGTTCGCATGAAGACCTCTATCCACACAGTGGACGTTACCACCGAGCTGCCCCGGATCGGAGCCGGGGCCAGGATGGTCTCGGTCCAGGTCGGTCGCAAATGGGTCTACGTCACCCAGGTCCACTGGAAACCTGAGTGCGCAGCCAAGCAGCGGATTCCTCGCACGGTTTGGGATAAGATCCGGGTCGTGATGGACTGGGACCCTGCGATCGTGCACAAGGGCCTCAAGCGAACGCGCAGAATGATGAGGGGACACGGTAAGTGATCATCAAACAACTGACAGGGCAGGCGCTAGCGCGTCTGCTGCTGATGAACCAACAGGGTGAGTCCTGGTCATCGATCGCGGCACGCTGCGGCATGAACCGGTCCACCCTCTTCCGCCTGATGGAAGGCGAGCTCGACCCACGCGTGAGCACCCTGGATAAGATCCTCGAGGTGACTCACCCGAAGCTGGAGGTGAAGTAATGAAGACTCTGGTCAGAGAATACAAATGCGTCCAGGAGTATCTTGCCAGGCACAAGCGATTCAATCGTTACACGCGCTGGGAGCTGTGCAAACGCCAGCCACTCCGGCCCACGCATTGGTTCGTTTTGTCTAACTTGTGTCCACACGGGGATCAGGTATAAAGGATCAATCTAAAACAAATCCCACAAGAACCCGCCCCTGGCGGGTTTTTTTGTGTCCGCAATAACCCTCTGGGACTGCATCAGGAGCGATCATGAGCAAGTACACGAAGGCCTGTTGCGACCGTGTCATAGAGCTCGGTCGTCTTGGCTACCACCACGAAGAAATGGCGTCTGAGTTAGACGTGACCCGCAAGACGCTGCACAACTGGCGTCAGCAGCACGAGGCATTCGATGCCGCGATGGAGCTCGCAAACACACACTCTATTGCCTACTGGGCCAGTATCCCCAGGAAGCAGATGATGGGTGAGGTCGAGAATGTAAACGCCACTACTTGGATCTTTACGATGAAGAACAAGGCCGGGTGGGTGGACCGCACAGAACAGAGCGTCCAGTCAGAGACCACGATCGATATCTCGATTGAGGACCTGATTGAACAGCTGAAAGAGTTTGGCGTCAACGTCGACGCATTATGAACAAACGCAAACTGGCTACGGCCAAGCGTGTCATGGAGCTAGTCACTACTTATAGGCAGCTCAAAGCAGAGAACCCCTCTGCCTTCTACGTGCCCTATCCATGGCAGGACAAGCTGTACAAGGCTGGGGCAAACAACAAGCAGCGTCTGCTGATGGCAGCAAACCGGGTCGGCAAGACCTACTCGGCAGCGTTCGAGGTAGCCTGCCACGCGACTGGGATGTATCCCGAGTGGTGGGAGGGAGCCAGGTTCGACTACGCACCCAAGATCTGGTGCCTGGGCGTGACTGGTGAGCAGATGCGTGACGTGATCCAGAAAGAATTGTTTGGTGACCTATTAGCCGGCGAGATGTCTGGCGCGATGGTCCCTAGGCATCTTGTCCAGGGAGTGACACCAACGGTGGGGGTCCCCAGGCTAGCCAAGGATGTGCGCATTACACACCCAAAAGGTCAATCGGTGGTGTCGTTCAAGTCGTACAGCCAGGGGCAGCATGTGCTGATGGGCTCGACGGTCGACTTTGCCTGGGTAGATGAAGAACCCCAGGACATCACGATCTACCCGCAGCTGCTGACACGGACAGCGACAGGCAACAAGAACAAAGGCGGCTACGTCTTGATGACCTTCACGCCAGAGAATGGCATGACCCAGCTGGTGACCCAGTTCATGGACGACATCAAGAATGGTCAGTGGCTGGGCAACGTCACCTGGGACGACGCACCACACCTGGACAAAGACACCAAGGAGCAGCTGCTCGACGCGATGCCTGAGTATCAGCGTGAGATGCGGTCCAAGGGGATCCCTGTCCTGGGCGAGGGAATGATCTTCCCGATCTCAGAGGACGCGATCCGGATCGATCCGTTCGCTATCCCCGCACACTGGACAAGGCTCGCTGCCATGGACTTTGGTATCGACCACCCGACCGCAGCCATCTGGGCTGCATACGACTCTGAGTCTGACGTGATCTACATCACTGACGAGTACGCGGTCTCGGGCGAGGTCCCGGCGATCCACGCGGCTGCCATCAAGGCCAGGTATGAGATCCCCGTGGTCTACCCTGCCGATGGCGACCAGACAGAGAAAGGCTCGGGCAAGACCCTGGCGGAAATGTACCGGTCACATGGATTGGATTTGATCGGTCCGTTTACTAACCCCGACGGGACACGGTTCGTTGAACCTGGACTGATGATCATGATGGAACGGATGCGGACAGGACGTCTGAAGGTATTCGGGACATGTGGTCAGTGGTTCTCTGAGTTCCGTAGATACCACCGGAAGAACGGCAAGATTGTGAAGCAGTTTGACGACGTCATTGATGCGTCGCGTTACTGCGTATTGAGTATTGAGCGATTCGGCGAGAAGCCTGGCAACACCAGGGATATCCCCGAGGAACTCTATCCAACGATGGACCTATAGATGGAATACATGCAACCCCTGACACAAGACGAGCTGCGTAAGAAGCTGGAGCGTTACATTGACGCATCAGAGACTCACGTTGACTCCGAGATCGCCTACGAGCGTGTACGCGGCTACGACGCCTACTTCGGTAGACCGTTCGGTAATGAGAAGCCCAACCGCTCGCAGCATATCTCGCGTGACGTGTTCGACGCCGTCGAGTCAGTCAAGTCTGTATTGCTGCAGACCTTTAATGCGTCTGAGTCTGTCGTTCGCTTTGAGCCCAGGGACGAGGACGACGTACCGATGGCCGACCAGGCGACACGGTATGTGAACCATGTGTTCTACAAGCAGAACAACGGCTACCGTCTGCTGACCGACCTGATCCACGACGGCCTGGTGGCCAAGATGGGTATCGCGAAGGTGTACTGGGAGCCTAGCCAGGACGACAGTTATGAGTCTGTGACCGCACCGATGGAAGCGATCGACATGATGTTGTCGCAGCCTAACGTCGAGCTCGCTGGCGAGATCATGGACAACGGCGACGGCACGGCGACTGCTGACATGGTCCAGATCAAGGACACCAGCCAGGTACGGATCGAGGTGATCGCCCCTGAGCGTTTCTTTGTGGACCCGGACGCCGATGACATCGAGTCTGCCAGGTTTACTGCCGACATTAGCTACCTGACGCATTCTGAGCTGATGGAGCTCGGTTTCCCGCACGAGGCGCTGACCGATCTCTCTCCAGACAAGTCGAGCTACAACGAGTGGGAAGAGACCAGCCGTGAGCGTGTGTCTCCGATCGTCAACGACGACCAGGAATACTACCGGTTCTTTGAGTGTTACCTGCGCTGCGATATCGAGGGCACGGGTGAGGAAAACCTGTACCAGATCGCTTACTGTGACGACAAGATCCTGTCTGTCGACCAGGTCGACAAACACCCCTACTACACCTTTACCCCGTTCCCACTGCCACACCAGGTGTATGGCCTGTCCCTGGCAGATCAGCTATTCGATATCCAGAAGTCACGGTCGACGCTGCAGCGTTTGATCATCGACAACCAGGCGATGGCAAATACCAGCCGAGTGGTGGCCAACCTATCGATGGTCAAGAACCCACGGGAGCTGGTCGACAACAATATTGGTGGGGTGATCAACTCATCCGACCCAAATGCAGTCGTACCGATGCCGACCCCGTCGTTGTCCCCTGCTGCGTTCCAGACAGACGAGCTGTTTGCCCGTGAGAAAGAGGCCCGCTCAGGCGTCAGCCGGATCTCGAATGGGATCGATCCCCAGGCATTGAACGGCAACAACTCAGGCAAGCTGATCGAGGCCCTGGGCACGATGGGCAACCGCAAGGTCATGACCATGGCCCGTCACCTAGCGGAGCTATGCCTACGTCCATTGATGAATGAGATGTATCGCCTGGCGCTACAGTTCGAGACCAAGCCTCAGACAATCCGCGTCGGCGGTAAGTTCATGCAGGTTGTCCCATCGGAGCTCGGCGAGCGTGCCGATATGACTGTCCGTGTCGCACTGACACGAGACGAGTCCCGTGACCATGCACAGGCAATGGTCGCACTGCATCAGATGGTTGCCGGTGATCCGCTATACGGCGACAAGCAGCGCCACGCACTCCTCGCTGAGACGGCTGCACGGATGGGT